TTAATAACCTAATTTTTTATAATGATCGTATAATTCTTTAAAACGATTAAAATGTACTACTTCTCTTTGACGTAAGAATAAAAGTGGTTCTATAACATCTGGATCTGTTGCTAAATCAATTAATCTTTCATAAGCACTTCTAGCTTTATGCTCTGCTGCCATATCTTCAGATAAATCTGTTAATGGATCTGCTGTAACTGCAAATGTACTAGCATCAAATGGAACTCCATTTGCCCCTTGTGGGTATACACCATTTTTATGGTCTACATAGTAACTTTCAAGTCCAGCCTCTTTTATTTCTTCAATAGTTGCATTTGCCATTAATTGATATACCATAGTAGAAACCATTTCCATATGACCAAGTTCGTTGAAACATTAATGATAGAAATAAGATACATGAATAATAAATGTAAAAATCATAGAATAAGAACAAAGAAAAATATAAAACACGGATACTGCGTTAAGTATAAAAAAGAAGTACCATTGTTTTGTAAATGTAATGAAATAGAGCATAAAATACTGCAGTATTCTGCAGTAAGAAGAAAAACTCTGCAGTATTCGTCAAAAACAAGGAAAATTGACGGAATTAAGAAAAAGTCCGCCAAGTTGTCGTATTTAGAAAGAAATAGGACAAGTCTATTTACTGATGACTTAAAACATTGTATTTTATGTGGAAAGAAAAAAGATGCACTTCACGAGGTCATTTTTGGATGCTCTCGGCAAATTTCTATGAAATATGGATTAGTTATCCCACTATGCTATGAATGCCACCAAGAGATGCATATAAACAAGTTATGGCAAGATGATTGGAAAAGAAAAGGACAGCTCGCCTTTATAGCTAACTATCCTGATTTAGATTTCTTAAGTATCTTTCATAGAAATTACTTATAAACCGGTCGCTTCCGAACACTTTCGAACGCCTTCGAACACCCCTAATTTAACAATTGCAAATCGTTATGAATTACTTTCAACCCTTTTATAATAACAAGATAATGATCATTTACTAAATATTCTTTCACACCATGATAAGATATTACACTTACTTTATTAATATCTTGAGTCCATATGGGAAGATACTTTTTAGCAAACTCAATTATTTCTTTATTATTTAATAACCTATACATATTATCCCCTCCCGATTTCATAATATCATATTTAATGTGTATATTTTGTCGGTTCTTGTCGAATATGTATAATTTATTGCATAAAAAAAGAACCTAGTCAAATTCATGACTAGGTTCTATTATATTTTAACCGCTTGTGGAGTTCCATCTACATTACACAAAACTACATAACGATTTCCGTATTTACCCCATATACGAGTTCCTTCTTTAATGATAGAAGTTATTGTTATAATTGTTCCTGCCTTAATCATTGCATTTGAGCTTGATTTAGAACTTGTAAGAACCTTTTTTGTTACAGCGGTACAATTCCCTACTTTAACTATATTATTACCTAATTTTGGTGTTTTACGGATACATTTAGCATATAACAATTTATACTTTCCTGGTACCCAATATTCTTCTACTGGTTTTGACTCTTCAGTATTATTTAATTTTTTACTAACTTCATTTCTAAACCAATTCATATCTTTACCAAATTTCTTTAACCAATGATCACAATCTGCATGGTTACATCCATATCCTCTTAAATATGCTTCATGATGAGAAACTACATTTTCAATTGGAATGTTATATTCATTACACAAATAAGCACAAAATTCTATTGCTACATTAAATGCTTGATTGAAATATTCTTCATTTTTTAAATTGTCTTCGCATATCTCAAATTGAATATATCCGGGTTTATTATTGTAACTTCCTTTTTTACCACTTCCAACACCCCATGCTGCATAATTAAAAGGTAATGTTTGATAACATCTTACTTTACCATTTTTATCTTTTCCAATAAATGCATGAACACATTTTGCAAGTCCTTTTCTATTCCAACTATTGTTATAGATATTCTTTCCTAACATTCCATCATCTGGTTGGACATATCTTTTTAAATTAGGATTATTTGCACCCGTAGAATGTACTACAATGCCTTTGGGTGTTATTTTTGTTGCTTTTTTATAACAAGAATTATTTGTTAAAAAACATTTATTAAATTCCATAACTATTCTCCTTTTTTCTTTGTTTGTGTAGCATCATATGCTCCACCTACTCCTAAACTAGTTGCTAAACATATAAATATTGATAAAACTGCATCGTCGTATATTTTGAAATACACCGCTAATAGACCAGCAATTAAACCAACAACAATATTTTGTATAGGTATAAATCTTTTAGGGACTTTACCTTTTTTAGTAAAAGAACCTAATACTGCAGTTATTAATGCTTGTACTAATCCGAATATTAATTCTATAGTCATTATTTCACCTCGCTTTCTGCATAAGAAAAGATGCCTTCATTGGCACCTTCTTCAATTATTTTTTCACATTTCTTTTTTGTTAATGAATTATAACCAGCTGACAAGTAAATATCACAAGCACTTGTCCTATCTTCTAATGGAATGTCATCATTCCATATTGTATTTTTTAATGTCATTTGCTGATTATTTGTAGCTATTAGTTTTATATCCTCTAATTGGTTTTCTATTTTATTATAAGTACCAAATGTATATTTATATCCAAAACCTACAATTGCTACTATAATCCCTATTAAAGCCCAATACTTTAGTATAAAATCTGCTAGTTTTTTTGTTTTTTGTTTAAAGTTCTCCGTGAACATTTAACCCTTCCTTTCTTTAAATCGTTTTCGTATATTCAATAATTATATAAACATATTCAAAACCGCGATTTAACTGATTTTGTGATACATTAGTTTTGAATTGTGTATTTGTAAAATCATACACATCTATTACCCAATTAACATATGTCATGGGAATTGTCATTTTATATGAATTACTTTTCGCTTGGCAAAAACCATATACATTTATAACTTTATCAAGATTAACAATGTTATGATTATGATATTGCTGATTCGTAGTAATTGTTAATTGTTGAACTTTTCTATAAATTGGCTTTCCATCTATCCATACCTTATTTGTTTTTATTTCGTTAGTTGAGTATATATCATCTTTCAAATCTTTTAATTTTGTTTTTTCATCTATAACTGGCAAATCTCCATTTAGCCAAAAATCATTTGATATTTCATCTTCCATTATTTGTTTAATGATTTTATTTGATTGTTATTATGTACCTTGCAGTTTAATTCCCCAAATTTCTGCTATGTATCCCCCTTGTCCAGAAGTATTTACATATCCATTTACATATATTTTTAATGTTGTTGGAGTGGTAAATCCAAGCTCCATAGTATAAACAGTTGTTTCTCCATAACAACTGTATGGAATTGTAAATCTTACATTACTATTTGTTCCAGTATTAATAAAAGGTACAAATAGGACTTCATTTTTTGAACTCCATCGCCATAGTCTAGTTCCAAGTTTTATGATTATAAAATCATAATTTCGAATACTTTCATTAAGATTTATTTCATCTCCTACTTTAGTTGCAACATTTGGGCTTGCCCCTTCATCTGGAGCTTTATATAATTGTTTGTGTACTAATGAATATTTCTTAATATCCTTCAATTGCTTGTCAGTGTTACCTATATATAAATCTTCATTTAATCCATAACAATCATTTTGTTCTATATTACTCATAATTGAGTATTTAACTAACTATGCGGTTCTAATCCATCTATAAACTACTATGTATGGCGGCATATTATTAGATTCTTCTGTATGGCCAATAACGTCTATTCCTTTAGTACTGCTCCCACCACCTGAAGTAGAACCTCTACTTTCAGAAATATATCCAGTTAATTCATAAGATTCTTCTAGATATTTTGTTTTAAAAGTCGTATTATTATAAGGATTTTTAGGATCATAACAAGCGCCTAAAGTACCAGCATTATGATTATGATTTTTACTACCACCAGTTTTACCAATAGCATTGAAATCTGAATCGGCTGAATCGATACAAATAGTCATTTTACCTTTACCATATAATTCCCATGTTCCATAATCCCATCTTTCACTTGGGTTCTTCGGATTCGTTGTTTCAAAAAAGTCCCCTACATCATAGTAAGGAACTGAAAATACTTTGCAGCCATCTTTCATATATTGGATTTCGGGCAATTCATTATTACCCATAGAACCACCCTAATGCGTTAGTTAAATACGCACACCCCTCAACTTTATTAGGGGAAGAAGAGCAATAGAACTTAAACCATTGCCCTCCTTTCCAAAGGCATAAAGTACCTTTGTTTGTTTGTTTGTTTGTTTGTTTGTTTGTTTGTAGGATTATCGCATTCTTGCGAATGCTTGTCAATACATTTTCACAAACATCTTTTATTTTTTTAAACATTTTATTCCTCCGTTTCATTTACTACTCTATATGTGAATAAAGGTGTTCCCTCTTTTAAATAGATATTACCACCACAATAAAAATCACTCGCGGTTTCAAGAGAACCTTCTCCATGATCATTTTGACAACCAACACCTATATTTCTATTTGTTGAACTTACAAACATTATCGGAATACCTTCATTCAATTCCAGTTCTAAAGGTTTACTATCTCCAAATTTATCAACAACTATTATCTCAAATAAAAATGATTTAGAATTATCTAAATCAAATGAAATTGTTTCATATTCATATTTATTGTTATTTATTGTTGGTATTATAGTTGTATAATTTTCTGGATATTCACCATCACTTTGTTTATATCGATATTTAATGTTTTGAATAGTATTTTTTGCTATATCGTTTATTTTCAAAGGATCAAATGTCCCTTTTAATATTAATTTAGTATCTCTTTCGAATTGATTAACACGATATAAACCGTTCTCTTGACTTACTTCAGTATAATCGATTACATTTATTTCTATAGACTTTTTAGTAGGAAATCCTCTACTGTCATAAGCGGTTACAACTATGTTCATAAGCCCCGAACTATTAATTGTTCCTAATTCTACACTGACATCAGTATCACTATAAGCAACTGATTTGTTTCTATTAGCACAACTTACTTCATATCTATCTGGAGTCGCATAGTTTTTTGTAACCATTTTGTTAGCTGATGGTATAGTTACTTTTAAAACTGATTTATTCTTTACTATATATTGATTAGAACCAGTTATACCAACCACTAAATTATTACTATCTAAATAGTTAAATCCTTCAAAATCTGGTGGACTATTAGGTATTGTATAGTTCTTATATGCGGTATACATTGTCCAGTCAATAGCACTGCAAACAACCTTTATTCTATATCTATTTGTAGCACTATTTGGACTTGCTTGATATAAACCATTTTTTAACTCTTCAGTAATATCTATATTAATTGATTCGGTGCTGGTAGTATCTCCAGCTAAATCCGTTCCATCATCTGGCATAATATAAACTTGTACACTTCTTTTTAACGGATTATACAGTTCTAAATTTATACTATCACCAACAACAAAGTCTACTGGATTTTTTACATATGGAGCATTATAAGTACTTTCTTCTAAAATACTTGATTCTTTACTTAGCTGACTATCTTTTCTCCTTAGTTTTGTAACTATATTATATTTATTATACTCACCAGGATTTTTAACCGATAAGCCACTAATAGTATAATTTCCACTAGTAGCATTAATACTTCCTACTGCAGTATAATTTGTACCGCCATCTATAGAATACCAAACATAATCTATAGTTGAATCACTGGACCAATTAATAGTTAGTGATTTTTCAGTCTTGCTTTTCAAACTTTGACTAACACTAGGATATCTAGGAATTGTAGTTAATGTTACTTCACCACTTAAGCTACATCTTCCTGGATCATATTGGGTATATGATGATTTTTCAATATATGCCTCAATCGATATCTTTTTTGTTCCATCATTATTATGTGTGACTGGAACAGTAACTTCCATAAGTTTTTTTATTCCACCTTGTGTAGCCACATCATTTGTTTTAACAGTTTGACTAGTTAAATTTATTTGATTAACACCATCTACTTTTAATACAAATTTCCAACCGCCACTACTTGTTCTTGTTCCATGGTTTTGAATATATACTGATATTTTTGGATTGGTTTTATTAGTAGAAATATAATCGCTAGGAATGATTTCTTCTACTTCAGTATAAAACGAATATCCATTTTTACTTACACTTCCATCTATTCTAGCCATTATTTACACCTCCCGAATCAGTTACAAAAGCCCATCCATTATTTTGAGTATTTAATACTGGAACAATTTTAATAGGCTTCATCGCCACTTCTTTTTTCACTCTCAATTTATTAGCTTCAAAAGTATTTCCATTAACCGTAAATGATCTTATTTGTATACCATTCTCTTTACAATAACCAGCAAATTCCAAAGGATTGATAGTTACATATTGCCCATTTACATCAAATTGAAGTGATTTTACTGTCATACCATTTGAAGTGATATTAACTTGGGTATTAAGTATCTCTCCATTTGCTTGGGTCCATACAGAACTTAAGTCTCCTCTATTTAACATAGAATCGGTTACAATTAAGTTGGTTCCCTCTTGCCCGTAGATTTCTACTCTTAATGTATTACCGCTAATCTTAATGCCATCGAATTTTACTTCTTCATAATTCAGTAATTCAATAGCACTAAGTTCTTTTATCCATACTTGAGCTTCCACTCCTGGATTATATATTTTTACATATCCAGCACCATATGGTTTCTTACTAACCTTACAAGAAAAGCAATATTCACTATTAGGACTAACTATAATGTCTTGTGATATTTTTACACCATTAATTAAAAAAGCACCACCACTGGTACCATTTTCTAATAATTCAACACTTGATTGAGTATTTATTGTCGAAGTTTCTTCATTATCATAAGTTAAATCCCATTCTGTTGTTCCTGCAAAACCTACAGAGTTTTTTATTAAATTATTTCCTCCAGATTGTTGAACTTGAATAAGTGCTTTAGATAGTTCTAACATCACTTGCACAAATTTTTCATTAACTATTCCATCTTCTTCATAAACCTCTTTGACTAAGTCTACTATTCTCTTTTCGGCTTGATCTGCTTTTCTCTCAACTCTTAATATATCGCTTTTTACTCCTTTAGAATAAGAAAAATCTGTAGAAGTTTCTTTTATTTCCTTAGAAGATAATATAACTTCATAGTTACTATCCTCTGAAAAATCCCCACCAAGATATTTTATTTTCTTAGTCATGATAGGAGTTTCTAAACTATTTCCCCATATGTCTTTATATGATACTTTGTCTCCAAGTTTAATAGAAAGTTTATTATCAATGTGTTGAGCACGCATATTAAATACTATATATGATAAATTATTAACTTGATTATAAATAGGGATTCTCGTTATATACCTTAAATCATCTTCTGAATTAGTATCTTGAGGATCTAAAATATAATTATTATCAATCCTTAAAGTTACCTCATCTTCAGTTGCGTTTTCTGGATAGCAAACATTATCTCCAACATCACCTCGTCCTAAAACAACAGCTGAAACAGGAGTACTTAATTCTTTTTCAGTAGTTAGTTCTAACCAATCTTCTACCTCATAGACATCATTTGTAAACCAAGAAAAATAAAATTTATTAGTTGAATCCGTTGTAACAGCACTCGCTCCCGCTTGAGCTATTAGTTTTATTACATCTCTATTACTTGAATTAGATTCTATATATGGTTCTTTAGTTAATAATAAACTACTATTAGGAAACGGACTATCATCATAATCAACATCGCAATCTTCGAATATTGAATTTCTCCACTCTTTTAAAGTACACGGAAATTGATGTTTGGATGAATCATAAGGTTTATCCAATTTATATTTGATATCATAACAACTCAATTTAATATTAACTTTTTCTTGAACCGGAGCAACATTATGAATATAAAAGGAACCATGAATTGTATTAATCCAGGTTCCTTTTAGCGAACTATATTCATTACTATCATTTAGCAATTGAATTTCAGCTTTACCTAACTCGCAAGTACCAATTATGTTACCATCAGAATTAATTGTTGTTTCATATTCAAATGTTTGTATTTTTCTTTCCTCTATCATACTTGCACCTTAACATCTTCATAACCAGAAAAATTGATCGTAAATTTATCATAAATTATGTTGTCGGTATTATTATCTTCGGGGATTTTATAATAAGGTGGGTTAACTTTTTCAACATAAAATTTTTTTGTAATAAATTTATTTTCATATTTTTCAAAATATCTAATATAAACCGCAGGCTTTCTAATAATTTTCAATAATGGATATAGTTGGGCTTGACTTAATCTTTCGATTATATCTAAAGTAGCAGCTGGAATTTCAGCACACCTTACTCTGCTTAAAGCTCCAGTCATTTTTCCTCTTTCTCCACTTGATTCTAAATCATTTAAAGTTGGTCCTTGAGTTCCAGATGGTAACCACTCCCAAGGCAATTCAAATGTTATAGTTGAATCATCTATATCAATAAATTTTATCTTATCCATAATTACCTCCTAACTTACAAACAAAGGCTTCCCTATTTCTTTTTCAGTAAGCCTAACCGCATCTAAAACCAATTGTTGGAAATTTCTATCTCCAAATTGTGCAACAATAGTAAAGTTTTTAAATACAATTTCTTTAATATCATTTGCTAAACCATTAAATTTACTAAAGAATTTTTCTAATCTTTCATCAAATGTTTTAGCCATTAAATTTACTGGTGTTTCAATATTAGTTCCATGTTTTTGATCTCCTAATATAGCATTAAATTCATGTCTAGGTGGAATAACTGCTCCCGTTGCTAATCTAGGAATACTTACTCGATTAAGTTTTACATTAGGAAGAAGATTAATATCTACCATTGGAATTTCATTTGCTTTTTTAATTAGTTTGTTTATTCCATCAATAGGCATATTAATTAATCCTTCAAACATAGAAATAATACTATTTACAAGCATTTCAACTCCAGTAATTGCAAGATTAGGTAATGTTTTCTTAAAGAATGTCTTTAAATTATCTGCTAATTTTCCTAATTTTTCTGGAATTGTTTTAGTAAATAAATTACTAAAAAATTCGCCTATTTCACTACATTTTGTTCCAAACCAATTTTTTAATTTTTGTCCCCAAGTTTGATATCTATCAGGATCCATACCTTCTTTAATATCACTAGGCAAATCTTCCATAAATGTTTCTTGAGATGCATCGCTCATTCTGCTCATAGACTTTTCAATTAAATCTCTGGCTTCTTCTGCACTTAATTTTCCTTCATTGTATGCATCAACTACTGATTGCTTATATTCATCATAATTATCAGTTTCTGCTGCAATAGCCAATTGATTTTCAAATGATGCAATAGTTTCTTCTTTCTTTGCTTCAATTAATGCCTCTGTGGATTTTTTTAATTCATCTTGAGCACTTTGACTAGCAATATAAGCTTTATAAACTTCTTTTTGCTGATTGGTCATATTTTCATATGTTAAAGTTCCATTAGTAACTTGATTAAATAAATTTTCTCCACTTAAACCAGTGCTTTTTTCTGCTTCATTTAATTGTTTCATTGCTTCTTCGTTCTTATCAACAGCATTAATATAACTTTCATTTGCTGCTACATAATTATTTTGAGCTTCCGTTAATTTATTTTGAGCATCAGTCACTGATAAAATTGCATCTTTTTGAGTTGCAAACTTTATAATCAAACTTGCAACCAATGTCACAGCAGCTGTAACCGCTGCTATTATTGCACCAATTCCTAATGTTGCTGCTGAAATACCAGTTGCAATAGCATAACCTAGAGCAATTGCAGCTGCTCCTAACGCAGCCATACCCGCTTTAATTAATTTTTCTTTTGTTGATAAATTATCCCAATTGTCAATTAAGTCACTTATATTTTTAAGTAGCAATACAAAACCAGCAATCGCAACTGTTATACCAGTTCCGACTTTATTAAAACTTTCTTTTCCTACTTTAACAAATATGCCTCTAATTACATCTAATCCTTTTCTAATATTTTTTAATCCTGATAAGAAGTTAACTATCTTTCCAATTACGAAAGCAGTTGCTATTACACCAGCAAGTGCAATAAAAGCCTCTTTGTTTCTTTTAACGAAATCCCATACTTTTCCTAATACTTCAACTGTTTTATTTAAAAAATCCAATAATTTCTGACTATAAGTTAATTCTCCGCCATAATTAATATCTTCTTTTTTGTTAGCGCCACCTGAAGAACTAGATGTATCTTGCACTACCTCTAATTTATCGAAACTAGCTAAAGATCCACTGGCTTTTTTTCCGTTCTTACTTGTATCCTTCAAAGCCTTAGACAATCCTTTTGCTTGATTTTTAGATTCTTCTAATGATTGACCAAACAAATTAGAAACGAATACTGCAATAGTACCAGTAATCTTCGATATTGCATTCATTAACGAATTAATAGCCGGCAAACAAGCATTATAGATTGGAGCAAATGCAGTCATTAAATTGGCTTTTATTTGGTTTAAACTATTACCAAAAGTATTATTAGACTTTAACATGCTTATGAAATCATTTCTTAACCCCGTTAATTGACTTCTTATTAATGAAAATATCATAGCGGTCCCAATCAACCTAGACATTCTCTTTTTAAAGCTATCTATTTTGTCTTTAACTTCATCAAATCCGTTTCCAAATTGAAACATTTGCTTTTTGTTTAAAGCTTCATTTATTTCGTCTTTTAATTGATTTGCTTCTTCTTTTGATTGAGATAACTTACTATTCATTATCTCAATTTGAGTATTTAATTCTTGAACTTCTGGTGCAGAAGTTTGTCCGAGTTTAAGCTCTTCTCTTAATTCACTTGTAATTTGTAATAAATCTGTTTCAGATTGTTTGAGATTTATAAGTTCTGCATCTTCAACACTAGTAGTTATCTTTTTTTGTGATATTTCATTTATTTTAGTTTGAATTTTTAAAAGCTCTTTTTCATCCTGCTTTAAAAGTGTAGTTATTTCTTTTAAACTTTGCGGAACAACTGTGCCTGATTGAATAGCATTTAATTTGTTTTTTACCTTTTCAATTGCTAATTCTTGACTTTTAATACTATCAACTGACTTATTGTATTTATTAATTAAATTATCGGTGTGTTTTTCTAAATTTTTGAAATCCTTATCAATTTTTTCATATGCAAGTCTTGTATCAATTACTATACTTCCTTTTTTTTCTGCCAGTTAATCATCTCCTTTATTTTTTGTCTTTATAAAATTCTTCAAAAAATTCCTTTCTCACTTGTGAATTTCTTGTCACTTCTTTTATATCTAAGTCAACTAAATCCTTAATCTTCTTATATTGTTCTTTTTCTTCTTTAGTTAATTTCCCTTCATTTTTTCTTGTCCTATAATAAGTTAATTCTCCAAAAAAGCATTCACTAGACATATCCATAAAAAAAGACATAAATTTCCACCAATGTAAATTCTCGTCTTTCTCTATATCAATGTGATGAGTAGAATTAATACCGCTAAAAATATAATTACCATCCTTTTCAAACGAATATATTCTTCTATTAGACTTTGGACTTTTGTACTCTTGATTACAATCAAGAAATTTTACTCCCTTTTTACAAGCTTCTTCAAAGTCTTCTTTTGGTATTTCATCCTTATAAAGGCATTTAACCATAACATAGTATTTTTCATTTAAAGTTAAATCAGGATCTTCAAAAGCAATTAATATGTTAATTGCCGTTCTATAATCATAATTAATATCGTATAATTTGTCTTTAATTCGAATTTTTTTAGGTAATTTATCTATTAAAACATTCATTATTCAAGCACTTCAACATCTGTTTTTGGAAGATATTTATCTACCTTTTGTTGTCTAGCTTCGCCTATGTAAGGTAAAATAAAATCTAGCAAGGGATTTAATAACTCTACATCTTGTGTACCTAAAGTAATTATGTCTATTGTTTCTTTGCCAAATATTTCATATAAATCTTCAAAAACACCATTTATAACATCAGCTTCTATTTGCATTCCGTCACATAATTTTGTTATATCTTCTTCATATTTTTCGAAATCTTCTAATTTTTCTAAATTTTTATTAGTTAATTCAGGCATATCTCCCATATTTTTTAAAGTTTCCATTCCTTCTGTTAAATCTTTAACAATTTTAGTTAACTTTCCTATTATTCTTGAATCACTAGGATTAAATCTTATTTCACCTAATTTGTTTCCGTTTTCATCTATTATGTCTTCACATACAAATTTTTGTTTTACTATTAAACTCATTATTATTCTCCTTTTTATAAAACCAAAAAATAAAGGGGATATTTAATCCCCTAATAATTATTCAGCAGTTATCTTTGTAAAAGCCTTTGTTGATGTACTAAAAGTACCATGTTCTCTATCGCCATTCCAATTTAATACTACTGGAGAATTAACTTTTGTTGTATCTCCACCCCAAGAATTTTGTTGAACAACAGCAGTTTCAGTAAATGCACCATAACTTCCGTCTGCTTGCTTATCTCCTGCAAACACTTCCATAAATTGTAGAGTTGCTTTATCACCCTTCAATTTATAACGATACATATTATATAATACTGCTGATAATACATCATTTCCTCGAATAGCAATTGGGTCTATTTCTGAGGTTTCAGCACCAGCAGTATGATCTATATTAGTTTTACCTAATACATTCTTTTTTGATTCCAATTCATCATTAAATTCGCGTGTAATTTCATCGTTATCTTCTCCGATTGGAGTCCAAGTTGGAGTTTCTCCATAAACAATTCCATTTTCATCACACGAAGTAATATTCGAATTAAAAAACAAAATTTGAGCTTCTCTTTCAAATTTTTTTGTTCCATCTAATAATTTTAAAGCCATACATGATCATCCTCCTTTTTTTCGTATAGCATCTTACAATTCATTTGATATCTAGCAATGGTATTAGTTTTATCGGTACCAAAAAGATACCCACTCCCAGTAGCTTCAATACTTATAGCGGTTTCACCTTCATTTAATTTCGGTAAATTACCTTTTTTTGTGTTTTGATAAAGCCATTCTGCTATTTTTTCAAATAAATGTAAATTTTCAATATTTTGAGCATCTACCAATGGATTAAAAAAAGAACGAGTAGCCAAAACAAATTGGCATTGTCGTTCTGTTTTTGTTCCTAATACATTCTTTTTTAAAATGATAGGAACTTCCATTGGCTCTATTGACCAATACTCGCAGTCGTTTTTATCCACCTCTAAATAATCTACTTTTATTTTAGATAAATCATTTAAATATGGACATTTTTTAAAGTAATCTTTTATATATCCAATAATTGCTTTTTCTTCTTTTGAATCCATTATTTTTTACCCTCTGCAATATCTTGCAGTCCTTTCAATAAATCATTCATTTCTGGTTCAATCATTCTATCAAACCATTTAGCTCCTCTTTTGCCACCACCATGATATTCTAATTTTCTTCCTTTAGGATCAATGATTTTTTGAGTATTTGGCCTACTCCAATAACCATAATTAGGAGAAAAAAATGCCCCTTTTAATGTTATTGGGTCTACCATTAAATTTCCTTCATACAAATAATTTGCATCTGGAGTATTCCAAATTACTTTTCCACTTCCAATTTTAGTAGATATTACTCCACTATCGTGAATATGTTTTCCTGGTAAATAAGGCTCACAACGATATAAAACAAAACTATCAACAAATTGTTGGCATTTCCCGCCTTCATCTAGGCCAACTGATTTCATAAGGTCTCGTGAATTTGGTAAATTTAAATTAGCTTTGATTCTCAATTAGTTATCTCCATATTTTGCAAGTCTAATGAACCCCATCTATTATCAGATATAGTCTTAATTAAGAAATACTTTTCGCTAGATAATTGAACATCTTTTAAATCAGTTATCTTTGGAAATTCTCCCAAAACTACGATATCGTTTTCTTGTAAAGTAAAATTATTTGACTTATCTTTCGCTAATAAATAATCTTTTGGTTCTAAATATTTTTCTAAAGCTTTGTCTGATAAAATGACATTATAAACAGAAGTTAATTTTTCTCCATTATCTTCTGGAGATATAATTGTTTTATCATACCAAAAAACATCTTTTATAACTTGACGATTATAAATAATGTTGTCATCTTGCCCAGATGTTATATTAAATATTGTTATTGTATGTGGAAACATTAGTTTATCCCTCTATACATTAGCCCTGTATGAGCCAAATATCTATAACAAATTTTATAACATTCGGAGTTTAATTCTTCTTTAGTTAATATTCTTTTATCTCGTAAACTTGCTTTATTTACATAACTCTTGGAATGTGGCCCAACAGTTTCGCTTGCTACTTCTTGTTGATCATTATTTTGTGATTCAATTAATTTATCTTGTTCTTGCAATAAATCTGCTATTTCACATAAAGAGTCTTTTATATCATTATTTAAAAGGATTTCCGTGATTTTATTTGAGGTAAAATAATTAATTCTTACAGATGCTTTTTTTGAATATAACTCAAACGAAGATTCAGGTATGCTAGAACCTCCGTAAGTATTTTTATAATAATCATAGTCAACTAACTTTGTTAGCATACCTTTACCTCCTAGGCAACTTTAATATTTCTAAAGACACCTGCTTTAAGTGTATTTTTAAGAACTACTGCAGCTACCATTTCAACATCGCCTTCTTTAACAGTACCAGGAGCTTTTAAGTCAGGTAAAGCTGTAGTTATTATATTGTTTCCAGTTGTTGATACTCCGTGGAATCCATCTTTTGCTATTTGGATAGCATATAAAGATGTTAAGCCTTCTTCATCTACTGGAACACAAGGTAAAGTTTTAGTTCCATCATAGTATTCTTCTAAGTCTACAAGTGGAATATTATCCCACATATCTATACTTCTTCCAAATGCATCTTCTGATTTTGTATAATAACCAGCACGTCTAGCAATACCTTTAATCTTAGTAATTAATTTACTATTTCCTAAGAACATTGTTGGCTTTCCTTGCATTTTAGCAACAAAAGCATCCATCATATCTAAGAAAGCTTGATAATTTTCATCCATTTTAGCACTTGTTGATAAGTCGAATGCACTAGTATCTTCATAATATGTTCCAATACTTGCTTTTGCAGGTGTTTCTACTAAAGTATAGTTATCTCCATCTTTTGTATAATATTTTTTACCAGTTACAATATCAGTATCTTTAGTTTTTTCATATTTACCAACATTATATTCAGTACTAGAACCTTTTAACATTACATCAAGACCATCAAATTCTAATGCATTTTTTGTAGCATTACCATTGATAACTGTGTTATGGAATAAATTTATTGCTCCTTGAATTTTTTCTTTCATTTGGAAATCTAATTCATCAACTGCACCACTTGTATTAATTAATACACGGTCAATTTTAAAATTACCTCCAAATATTTTTAAATCAGCACTAGATTTTTCTCTCTTTGCTTCATTATTTGTATATTCTCCATTAATAGCACGAAATCCTGCTGTTGATGGAGTTTTTAATTTTACATAACCATAAGTTAATGTGCTTCCACCAGTACCTGGAGAAACTGCGTTATCAAATAATAGTTTATCTAATAACAAAGACCCTCTTCTAAATTCATCAATGACTGTTTGGTCTACTTTGTCAGCCATTCCTACTTTACTTTCTTCTAAAGTAATCATTAATAATCATCCTTCCTATTTTTCTTCATATTTTTCTTTTAAAGCTGAAGTTAAATCGTATTCTTTTAACTCATCTTTTTTAGGCAATCCTCCGTGAGATTGTCCCGTATTTTGTGGATTTTCTTCAAATAAATATTTATGAGTTTCCGAAATGGTTTTTATTTGATCATTTAGTCCAATAATTGTGTCAGTTTTTTCATCGTAAGATAATTTACTAACATCTAAATGAGCCTTTAATCCTATTGCATCTATAGTCTTAGAATTAGCTATAGCTACATCTAATTTAGAATTGAACTTTACTTGTTCTAATTCCTTTTTGTGTGTGTCTTCTAATTCTTTTTGATTTTTTTGCAACTCTTCAATAGTTTCATTTAGTTTTGTTGGGTCAACTTTCTTTAACTCTTCAACACTTTTGTTTAACGCATCCACTTGATTCTTATAATCATCGCGCTCTTTTTCAAGATTAGTTACTTGTTCTTTTAATGGATTAATAGAATCTCCATTCAAGTTCATAATTTTATCAATTATTTCCTTTTCTAATCCCAAATCTTCTAAATCTTTTCTTTTCATATCTTTTCCTCCTACGATTTTTACGTGTTTTTCATCACTTAGATTTAAAATATTTGCTAGTCCTAACGTTGCTATGCCACACAAAAACCAGTATTCCTACTGGCTAGTACTCTTTTATAAGCACTATAAAAGGAACTATTTCTAGTTCCCTATGTACTACCTATAAATTCTTTTCCTCAATTTTTTTTAATTCTTCATCGTATATATGTACTACCTATAAATACTTTTCCTCAATTTTTTTTAATTCTTCATCGTATATTTTTTTTAATTCCTCATCTGGAAGATCTTCAAAATGTTTCATACATTTCATAAGTCTTTGCAACCCTTTTATTTCATCTTCCTTTGTTAATTTTGTTTCTTCTCCTGTTGGTGTCATTTTTATTTGTTCCTTAGCAAGCATTTTCCATCTTTTTCCTGGTGTCATTCTACTTCCTCCCACAACACATATATAATACCATCTTTTTCCTTAATATTCAAAGTTTTAAATTTTCTATTTCTTTCATATAAAACCTCTTGTTCTCCTATAGAATTAATCTTAGTTAAATCTTTTGCATTTTTGGATTTCTCAATATATATCCTCACATTTGCATACTCATTAAATCTCTTACCATTTGAAAATGATAAATATTGATTTGTACTGTATGTTGTATTTATGGCAATATCATTCATAAAAGTCTTAATATCTTTTATTTCTAAATCTCTTACTATAAAGCCCTCATAATTTGGAGTTTTTAGTAATGCATTATCCAAATTCTTAACTATTTCTTTTTCTTCTTTAGTTAATTCTTTATGATTTCTCAATTTTTCATTTAATGTGATTGAGCTTGGAGAAAAATAATAATTTAAAGCAGTTTGTTCTAAATCCGAGTAATTTATTACATTGGCTTTATTACTTATATATTCTCGATTGTAATCTCTTAACAAATTGTTATTTTCTAACCAAGAATTAAATTCCTTATTGGTTTCATTAAAAGTTTTTTTAATTTTAGATATGTTTTCTTTATCTTTATTTTCTTTTGAAACCAAAAGTTTTCTTTTTAATCCTCTTATCTTTCTTTCATAACTTCTTTGCTGTTGAAACCTTTCATATGCTTCCGCATTTTTTATCTCATCTATTTCATCTGGGATATTTTCCCATTCCCAGGTAGGCCTAAAATCGTGATAACAATTTAATCCTTTAAGACCTAACATCTCTCCATAACCAGTTGCTTCATATAAATTAGGATATTTATCACTAGAACCCTCTATCATATATTTTTTTCCTTGCCATTCAGCATGAGCTTCATAATCTTCTTTCATATACTTTGTTCTAACTCTAGCTCCTAGATGTTGATCTACATAAACAAGATTTGTACCTAGCTTTTTGCAATTTTCTATTGTGACATCTCCTACTAGTTTATTAACTCTAGTTATCACATCTCTTCTTACTACCGATTCTATCGAATAACTTTTTCCACTTTCATAATTGGCTAATTTAATTCCTTCTTTAGCCATCTTATTTGTGGCTCTTCTAATACTTTCATTATAAGTGTATATACCACTAGATACTTCTGCATATGCAGTGTTTAATATAGTTCTATATGCTTCCTTAGTTGCTTCTATCGCTTTGGTAGGAATTAAGTTAGTAATACTAATGGTATCTTTTAATGCCTCTCTAATTAAGTTATTAATCCCTTCGCTTTTAGTTATGTTATTAGGGTTGATTTTTATTTTCCCTTCCTCATAATATTGATTTAATTTATCTAAATCGTTTATGTTAGAACTCGCAGCATTAAGAATTTTTGATAATTCATTTTTTATTTTCTTTTTATCTTTTTTGAATAACCTTAATGTATCGACATCAATTGTTCCTATTTCTTTTAATTTATCAAGATACCATTCTAATGTTCCAGATACTCCATCATAATTATTTAATCGAAATAAAACATCTTTTATAATCTCTAATTCGATATCATCATAAATTTTTACTAAAGGTTTAATTAATTTATCAAGTTGAATCTTATTCATTATTCTTCGTCAGGATCCGCTTCTTCTTTTTTGTTGTTTGCTGATAGTCGACCTTTTATTTCTGTATCAAAGGCGATTGCTTGGTCCTTAGTCATTTTATAAACATCTTGATAATATTGAACACTATCAATAAGTTCTGCATTAAATTCAACCATTGCTTGAGCTCTTGTTTCCTTTTTATCTTCAATTATAGAGTCATCAAAATCCACAGTAGTATCTCCAGTATATAAATTTCCGGTTTCAAGATAATAAATTGCTTTGACCATACCTTTTATAGCTCTTAAGATATTTTTTTCATGCTTCTTTATTGTCTTATATAACTTCGATTGAGTAGAAATTACTTGAGTTTGATTTGAGTATACTTTACCATCTTTGAAAGTAAAGTAATCGCTTCCAAAGCCACATTTATCGCCAAATAAATTAAGTGCTGCTTGTATTCCATCTATATGCTCTGTTATTCTCAAATTAAAGTTAGTTACTTCAATCGGCTTACCATTCATATAATCTTCTGGAATCGGATAAAATTCGGTTTGTCTTTTATCCCAAAATGGAACCATTTTACCATCTGGACCTACTTTCATTTGAGTGACTGAACTTTTACAGAATACTCTATTCTTTCCAGTTTCATATTCATTTCTGAAACTATCAAAGATTATGTCTATTGTCTTATTTTCTGAAATAGCATTTCCAAAAATGCTTATACCAAATGGACTAAATAATTCTATATTATTTTTTATTTTAGGCTTTATTATTTGAAATAACTTTTCTTCACTATAATCTGTTTCTTTTATTCCTTTTTTTGCTTTTTCAATAACTATTTTCTTGTCTTTGCTAATTGTAAAATATTTATTTTGTATTTTATATCTTCCATCTTTTTGCAATTCATGTATATTTACATAATAGCTATTTTCTCCAATTTTACTTCCAAAAGCACAATCAATAATATTTCCTTTTTCACATCTTAGAGGGAATATCATAGGAGCAATAATATAATCTATTTGAGTTTTATTATTCTTTTTATACTCAACTAATGCCCCTGTGCCCAAAGCGCCATACATTTCTATTAATTCATTCATATTGTCTACAAAAGAATTGTCTTCATCTTCAAGAACTGGATTTATTACCTTTTCTACACCTGTATGAATATAAACATTATCGTTCATAAGTAAGTCAGCCATAATTTCACATGCTTTTTTAGGCATACCCAAAGTATATCTTTCTAAAGCAATATACTCTGTACCAGTATAATATTGGTAATCATGAAATCCTTTTACATTTCCTTTAAACCAACTCATCCAATCATAAATATAAGAATACATCTCTTTTCCAATAACTTCATATCCTAAATCATTTAAAAATTGTATAATTGCGTCCATTTATTATCACATCCTTATGTCTATCATTATTTTTTGATACTTTTCACTTGAATACTCTTGAGCATCCAAATTATCTATATTAGATGTTCCATCATCAAGTCGAACATCATCTTCCTCATCTTCGTCCCAAACAGCATTTTCATATGCTTCTATAGTTTCATTACATGAATCTAAAATGAAATATCTTAATTCTTCCATCATAATAAGATAGAATCGTATTCTATCGTTTATTTCTCCTTTAATAGCATTTTGTATATCCAAAGCAACTTGATTTTCTCTTAAGACTGCTTTAAGTCCTCTAATTAAGACTTGTTCTGCACTATCGCAATAAGCCGTTGTAAGCATAGGATATTCTCTTTTACATTCAATAACAAAATCTAAAAACTCTTTTTCTAATTGTTTTGGTGTTAACTCCTTTTTTATTCGTTTTTCTTTAGCAGTTATCAATTCTCGATATCCTCTTGTATATACTGTCAAATTAAAAGCGGTACTTGATTTATTACCGCCAAAGTCTACTCCTATAGTAGCTTGAATTATTTTTTTCCTTAACTCATGATCATAATTTCCATATTCATCTTTATGATACCAGTCTTCTTTTTTTATAATATTTTTTTCAGTAAAAGGAATGTATATTTTTCCTTCTGCAGTAACCCAAAGCCCTAATATATTTCTTTGATAGAATACTCCAGAAAACATTCTTTTATATCTTTCTTTTACTTTTTCGGACAATGTTAAATTATCATCCATAGTAAAATGAAGATATAATAGATTTTTTTCTTTTCTTAAATCAATATATTCTTTCTTAAACCAATGATTAGGATTCTTAGGATTGCAGTTGTACCAATATAATGCTCCTTCAACACTACATCTAGCTTCTGCCTGTGTTACAAAGGATTGAGGCATTAATGCTACTTCATCAAAAAAGACACCTGCTAGTGTCATACCTTGAATCAAATCTTGCGATGATTCGTCTTTTCCTCCGAACATATAATAATAATTGGTTATACTGCCTTTAGTAATTATTATTAAATTATCGGTTCTTTTTTCTTCTACTTCATAGCCTAAACTTATTGCTTGTGCTTTCCATATATTTATAACATTTCTTCTTAATGATCCTATTGTCTTCCCACATATGGCAAAATCCTCTCCATTGAAAGTTTCCATAGACCAATTAAGAAAAGATGGTGCCATTGATACAGTCTTACCACTTCTAACAGCCCCATCTGCTATTATTCCATCATAATGTCTTACCGGAGAGCTTTTACACCACCAAGTCATTATTTTTAATTGTTTCTTAGAGAATGGCTGCCATTTAAAAGTTTTATTCTTCTTCATTGTCTTTCCATACCTCTTGAGCTTTACTATTTAAAGCATTAATAAACGATTTGTTTTCTGATTGCTCATTACTAATGACCTCTTTAGAGTTATCTCTATCTTTATCTTGCCATTTCTTTGGTTTGCGATTTTTTAACCAAAATACTATGGCACCTACATCTGGAGCCACTTCTTTTACCACTGTCTTAGTAATTACAAGTTCTCCTTCTCTTATCTCTTTAGTAGTTTCTAAATAGGTATAACCCCTTGCTCGTTTGAACAATGCATTTTCAACTTCAAAATCAGCTATTTCCTTTCCTTTTTTTATAGCCTCGGAAAACTCGGGAAATTTATTTTTATAATCATAATAGGTAGAAACATGCACTCGCATCTTATTAGCTATTTGTTTATCATTTAGGCCTTCTCTTGCCCAGCCTTCAAGTAAGGTTAGGCCTTCAGGAGTTAGCCATTTTTTTACCTTACCTATAGCACCCATTATTAATTACTCTTTTCCTTTTTTACTTTTGTTACTATTCCTTTTGAACTCAAATAACTAAATCGCTCTTTAGTGATCTTATAAATGTCTCCAGGCTGTAATAAATCATTTTCTAAAATAATTTCTTTGCCATTTCTAATTACCGGAGTTTTCTTATAACAAATTTCCTTATCTTTGAAATTTTTAATTAGCACTTCAACTTCTATCATTTTAATCCTCACTTTCTTTAAATCTATTTATGGTTGCGGGTAAAGGAATCGAACCTCTGTTATTAGTTACTGAAACTAATGTGTTACCATTACACTAACCCGCGTTAATAAATAGCTCTATGATAGGTGCAATACATAGGCTGGCCCGGAAATCATTGAGCCAGCACAATCAATATTTACTTGATTCCACTCTTATTGCCTTTATATGTACACTTGGCGAACAATCGTCATCGTTCATAAAAGTATATTGATGTTATTACACATATCATAGAACCATTTATCTTTTCTTCAATATATCTTTTAAATGGTATTCCCAATAACATTTAGAACTACAATATTTGTAATTTTTATTTTTCTTCTTTATGCTCCTTATAAATTCCTTTTTACAATTTAAACACCTTGTCATTAAAACCTTCCTTTCTTATTTTTGACTGCAATATACTAAAACGAGAGGTAACAAATGAATCATTTATTTAAGCAAAATTATGAAAGGAGTTGTCTTAACAAACATTTTTAATTAAAGAATTATTTTTGTTTTAGTATTGCAATCAAGAATAAAAAAAGAACCTAATAGGTTCTAATATCTAAGTACTATACTTAGTCGGCGGAACAAGTCAGCCTTCGTAATTATTGCTCTTGGACCGTATGTTGATGACAGCCTGCACCTCTTGCTTATATTAATGTCCGAAGCACGGATAAATGCCGAGCACTAGCATTTATATCTACCTTAATAGATACTACACTAAATAATATCAGTTATGCAAAAGTCTCTACCTTAGGGTTACATATACACTTTTTGTTACAATCAGGGGCTTGCTTAATGCACATCACAATTCTAAAACGAGCAAGGGCTTTATTGTAACTGACTTTTAATCCAGCTTTCTGGCTACAATATTATTCAGTGTACTACCTATTGGTAGCACTCAAGGGTCGACTAGTGTGATACTAGTTGGAATACTATCGTGCAATATTCCATAATACTATTTTAACATATTAAAAGCGTATCAAAGCGTATCAATTGCTATTGACAACCACTTTTTTATCATTTTTCCAACGACTATACTTTACTCTAGAATATCCTTCTCCGTGATGCAAGATCTTATCAATTTCTTTCCATGTCTTCCTTTCGTCTTCTTTAAGATACCGTATATATCCTATTTCGTCATATTCTGCTAGTCTTTGCATCTCTTTCGCTATATAACTCTTATATGAATAAATAGAAGCTAATAAACCATATATCTTTGTATCATACTCCTCATCCCTTACTACATAATTTAAAAAACTATCAAAAGTAGGATTATGTGAACTATCTACAACTATATCCTTTATTTGCATTGCTCTTGGTTGTGTTTTTAAAAGATTAATATTCTTTTTAGTAACATATATATCTAATTCATTTGCCAATGATTCTACTTCGTTTTTAGCTTCTCTTATTGTTAAATGTTTTTGTGCCATTTAATCCTCCTTATTATCCTATTAATTCTGCTAACCCTTCTTCAGTGTATGATCTATTATTGTATTTACTTGTTAATAAATCTTTTTCAGTTTTACCAATAAAACTCATTAATAATTTTCTGTTATCTTGTTGTAATAATTTATTTTGATGTTGATTAAATACTTTTGCGATTTCCATATCATTTTTTATTTTTCTTCGCTCTATTCTTAGACTATGAAGTTCTTTAACAATTCTATAGCACTGATTTGTTTTTAACTTATTATATTCTATATAATGCATTAAATCGCATATTTTTTGGTCTACATTAGATAATTCATTTGCTAAATTTCCGATATAATTATCTACTTCATCTAATATCTTGCATGTTTCTAGTATTTTTTCTTTTATATTCATTGGTTTTCTCTGTCAAAATGATCTTGTAGTTTACCGTTTTTCATTCTCACATATTTTGTAATCATATTTTTATAATTAACTACAAAACCCTCAACATTTCTATTTACCTTATTACAATACTTTTCATAAATACTATCTAAATGTTCTTTTGTAGGCAACACATTAAATTCTGTTACTTCTGGTACAATGCCTATGAATGATGGTATTGATTGGCTCTTAAACGGATAGATAAATAATTCATGGCTATAATTTAAATTATATAGATTAAAATCTTCATCTATATTGGCTTTAGCAAACATATAAAATCTTTTATCAAACTCTCCTACATCATATTTTAAGCAGCCCATCCCAAGCCATTCTCCGCATAAAACACTGCCCTCATGTAACTCACTTATCAGTATATCTTTATTATCTAATAGCCACTGATATATTCCTTTGTATAAAATGCCTTTAACTTCTTCTAACTCATTTATTTTAAATATATTTTTCCTTTGAGCAATATATAATTCATCTTCTTTTTTAAAGAGTGCTAAATTACTTCCGTCTAATTTTTCAGTTATATATACTTTATCTCCTAAACAACTAACTCTTTTAGTTTTTGGATATATTTCTTTCTTTATCATTTTTACCTCCTATTCTACTTAACAACATATTTCATTTGTTCAAATTGTTCTTTTGTTACTATTGATTTGATGTCTTCTTTGTAAACACCATAGTATTGCTCTTCATTACCTAATATAAATTTTATTTTTTTGTCTTCTTCTTCAATTGTTGTTATTTTATATCCATTAACATAATCACCAACTTCAATTAAATCAATCAGTTCGTTGCTTGCTTTTATAATTTCGTTTGCTAAAATCCAATATGTTTTTATATCATCATCTATGGTTAAAACTCCATCTATCTCTTTTACATTGCTCTCTTTTTGTTCAATATATCCTTTTGTTTTTTCTAAAAGAACAATAAATGGTTCATTGTTATAATTATCACCATATCGTATATCTACAATCTTATCTATGATTCCTTTATTAGTCCTAACATACATTCCTTCTTTTAATTCCATATCATTTCCTCTTTTCTAAATTTCAAACCAATTTCCTTGACTATCTTGTAAGCATTCGGCACCACAATATTTACATATTCCATGATTATTACAACCATCATTAAATGTTATTTCACAATTGTGCCATTTAAAATATTTATCAAAGAAAAATGCTATATTTAAAATAATATTTTTCATAATCTCTCCTTTGCGTAAATTTAATCTATCTTTTCTACTAAATCGGCTTTTATTAAGTCATAAATAGTATCTAACTCTATATCTGTATTAAAGTGAAGATAGCCTTTGTCTGGACTTATAGAAATATGCTTATTATCTTCTTCTATATATATTTTCTTATTTGTTTCTAAGCAAATTTCTTCGTCTTTTCTTTCTATCTCTTTAACGTATATTAAATTATGATGTTCGAACCCAAACTTCTCAAGTTCTTTTAAATCTACATTATCTTTAATCTTTAACATCATTCCACCTCTAATTTTTCAATATATTTCTTCACATCTTTACCACAATATACTTGATAACTAAAATCACTATCATTTTTATAATTTTCTTTCAAATTAGCAATAGCCAATCTTACCATAGATAAATTATCATATATATCATAATTAATGTCGTGATAACTATAAATTAAAATATACTTTACTTCATTATTTTCTTTAGCACTCATCATCTTCATCCCCTAATGCTTTGTCTATTATTTGTAAAATATGTTCTACCATTTTCCAGTCCCATTTTTCATTATTTATTGTTTCACTTATATCATTTATTGTCTTTTGTAATCTCATTACTTCTTTATAGAGATATTCAGCATTTTGCAAATCATGATTTATATGCCCTGTTACAATTTCAATCAATTTGGAATCTTCCATTTCCTTTTTTATGCCATTTAATACTTTTTCATTATCACAAACTTTTACATAACTATTTTTTTGTAGTTTCATTTTCTATCCTTTCCAACTGCCTAGCAATCTTTTGTTCCATTACTTGTTTAATGTCTTCATCACTTATCTTGTAATATTCTTTAAATTGTCCTAGCATAACTAATACATCTGCTATTTCTTCTGCTATATGTTTTTTCATCTCAATATACATCCCTGTATTTTGAATATGATTCTCCATATATAAAATAGCCTCATTTAATTCAAACACCTCACTTTGAAAATATTTAAGTTGTGGCATTACTCCATAATGTTCTATTATCTTTAATAAATCTTCTTTCATTTTTCCTCCTCGAATATATATTTAGGTTTCAATTGCTAAATTTTCTATAATTTTATCTTTTGTTCTTGAAACACTTAAAATTTTTTTAGATTCTTCTTTTAACTGTTCATTTTCATTTTTTAAATTGCTATTTTCTTCTTCTAATCCTAAAATTTTCTTAGTCTTTTCAGCATTAGTTATTAGGTAATTTTTTTCTCTTTCTTTCATTTTATATTGCAATGTGTACCATTCTGATTTCCAATAATCTCTTTGAGATTCAACCTGGTGTAATTTTGCTTCTAATTTTTCGTATGTCATCAACAAATTCCTTTCAAAATCTTGTTTTCCCATAGTTTCAAGAATCTATCTTGACTTTCTGTTGTTCTTTCGTTATTTTTAGTTCTTTTTTGAACTATTTTATTTTCTCTAACCTCTATAGTTACTAATGATTTATCTTTACTTTCATTAAGTCTCATAAAATATATATCGCAAGATCCTTCCGCTATCCTTTCTGCGTAAGTTTTAACACAATTATTTTGCTGAGCCGATTCATCATAAAGTTGTTCGATATTCATTGCTGGAAAAATGCAATATTTATTATCAGAATATTTATTTTTTTCAATCTGATTAAATCTTTCCCTGATTTTCTTGTTTAATTTTTTATCTTTTTTCATTTTCAATAAGTTTTGAACTTGGTCATGACTTTTTTTTAAATTTTTAGGATACAACACTTTTTTATCATTCATATTGTAGTTAAGTTTATTTGCCATTGCTAAATAGTCTCTAAAAAGAAATGAATCTTTTGCAGCAACTTTATATTTCATTAGATCATAAGGTTTACAATATTTTAAAAGTTCTGTTAAAATGAACACTCTTGAAAGATACCTAATTAAATTTATATCCTTTATTTTTATTTTCTTTAAAACTTCTAATTCTTCATAAGTAATATTGTTCTCTATCATAAACAATAAGTAACTTCTATCTAAACCAAACACTTTATCAAAACTTCCCTTTTTAAATTCATAATATTGTGCAGCAAGATTATATAGTTTACTTTTAACTAGCAATTCTAAAGTATAGTCTTCTTTAAAAATTCCTTTTATGATATCACAAATATTTACTTCTGCATTATCCAATAGTTCCTTTGGATTCCAATACCTTGAAGTAAGTACATTTTTATCTACAAATACACTTCCAAATGTAGAGATATAATATTCGGGTTTCCAATATTCAGTTTTTTCTAAATAATTTATATACCAATAGCCCGCTGTGTTTCTTCGCATATTATTTATCATTATTTTTAACCCTAAAGTTCCATCTTTTGAAATAACTTGTCTTGCATATTCAGTAACTATATGTTTCATTTTTCTTTGTGAATAATAACTATAAACTTCATAATTTCTTATAATAAAATCTTTTCCATATTTAATAAGATACATAACATAGTCCTTAATTTCACAGTTAATAGTCCTTTTTAACAATAACTTTTGATTACAATTTGGGCATATGTCATACTGATTAATCTTTTTTTTGCTTTTAAAATGACTATCACATCTAGAACATATGTAATTATTATCCTCTTTCAAAGCTATATATATCTTTTTAGTTTCAATAAAATCATAAAATTCTTTGGTATTAGAAAAAGTATCAACAAAATTATTTAATTCATCTATTCTCTTTCTTAAGTCCTTCTTTATATACATAATCTTTAATCAAATAATGTTAATTGACCTTCAGGGATCCATACTTTAGAAGTTGTTTTTTTACTTTCAACTGTTTTTGTATTGGCAGATTTCTTTTTAGTCGTTTCATCAATCGATTTAGTATTAATTTCCAAGTTTTCATTGGATTCATCCCAGTAATGAATTGACCAACCATACACAACTTTATCTTCAATCATTGCCATTCCATCTTTTGCTTTCTTTTGGGCTTCTGATTTAATAAAACTTATCATCTGCTTTAGCGATTTTTCTTCATTTAGATATTTATTATCCATATCTTCTCTTGTCAATAAATATTCTACTATTTTTAATACCGCTTCGTCTTTTACTTCTGAAGCTAAAACTTTAATTCTCTCTATTCCTTCCATTATTTGCTCCTTTCTAATAAAAATTTTCAAAACATGTCATTTTATCACTTAAAATGGCAAATCGTCTGGACTAAGTGTAAATTCGTTTCCAAATGCTTGATAAGGATCCTCATCTTGTTTTGATGATTCTTGTTCTTTCAAATAATCTGGTTCAGTTGGTAGTGGTTTACTATTATTATTCGAGTCCAAAAACATTACTCTACTAGCTAACACATAAGTCCTATATTTTTTATTACCTTGTTCATCTTCATAGTTATCGTTTTTTATGGAACCTTTAACTGCTACTTTACTTCCTTTGTGAGTATACTTTTGCATATTTTCTGCTTGCGTTTCCCAGATAACACAGTTTATAAAGTCTGCCGGTCTATCTTCTCCGTCTTTATTCTTTCCATTGTTGATAGCAACAGTAAATTGTCCTACTGCTTTATTTGTTTGAGTATATCTAACTTCTATATCTCTTGTTAGATTTCCTATTAATGTTACATCATTCATAACTATAGTTCCTTTAGCATTTCCACGATTTTTAAAATTTTATCAAATTCATCATCTTTAAACTCTGATTTTTTAGAATTTCCACAATAGTCTAATCCTTCAGAAACTGCATACATAATTAAATCTTTAGGAATTTCTTTATTTAATCTGTTTACTATATTTGCTAAACCATTTAATAATTCTAATAGATTGCCCGAAAAAGTCACTCCTTTATTAGTAAAAACTATTCCGTATTTTGTCTCTTCTAATTTTTCTTTCATAACTTTTATTGTTTCTTCATTCATAATTTTCCTCCATCTCCGCTATTAAGCGGTTTATCTCTCTATCTTCCAATGTTTCTATTCCAAGGTTTCTAGCCTCTTGGACAAGGCCTTCTATAAATATAGACATTTCTTTTGAATCATACTCACTAGTACCTTTGTAGACTATATAGCTATTAAAGGTGTTTCCCCCTTGTTTAAATGTTCCAGATAATTCATAATATTTAAAATATTGTCTTGGATTTATGTCGTATAACATACTCATAAATGTTCTTTGACCATAATCTTTAAGCATTTGAAAATATACTTCTTCTTTTGATATTCTCATTACATTCGCTATTTCATTTATAAGTGCCCAAGCATAGTTATTAGCATTTAGGCTTCTTTTATTTCTATGCTTGTCCACTTTTATATCCCATATTGTATCTTTATCTAGTTTAAATAAGAATTGACTTATTTCTGCTTTAGTTCCTGTGAATGTCATTTTAGTCTCTTCTTTTCCATTCTTTTCGATAGCATTCATAACACACCGGAAACCCTAATCCAATCTGATTATGAATTTCTAAAGAAGTAAAGCAAGATCCGTATGTTACTTCTTTTAAACATTGAGCACAATTAACAATTTCGTTAAGATTATCTGTTGTTAGTTTGATATTTAAATTATCTGGAACATAATATTCGTCGTACTTCTTTTTTTCACAATTCCATTTATTAAGTATCATTTTAAATCCTCTTGATCTAATAATTTATATACTACAATTGGAACTTTATACTCATTACTTAACTCTTCAAATATTTTTTCAACTATATTCCAATCTCCATTTGCTATTCCACAACCATATTTATAGGGAACACAAATTGATTTGTTTGTAGAAGCACATATCATAAGTAATGTTGTAAAACAATCTTCTATTGCTTCATAATCAGTATCAAAATTTGGTATTTGAGTAAAACAATTTGCTATTTCTTGATTATCATTAATATTTACTAAATAACTTTCTCCACATAATACATCATAAGAGCACATATTTTCTATACAATATCTTTTATATTTTTCTTCTACATCTGGATAGGTCTTTGCTATTTGATAAGCAAGACCTCCACCCATTATTCCTTGGCAATTAACTTGATGACATATAATATCTTCTGTTGCATTTAGAATATCTCCAGTCTTATAAGTTAACATTTTTTACCACCTTTTTATATTCTGTTTTCTTTATGTCTAATTCCATAATTTCATTAAATATTTTTAAATCGAAATTAGGTAACCCAAATAATTCGTTTTTATCATAATCATCTAGATTATTCCACCAGCTCTTACTTGCTTCTTTTCTAGACAGTTCTTTTAGATATCCTCCGCAGGTTTCAGCACTCGGGAACTTTTCTTTTTCTTCTGCAGACATATCGTCGAAACATATCCACTTTGATTTTTCTACATCGCATAGCAAGTCATATGCTCTAGTATTTCTCCACTCTTCAAAAGTCATATCAGTTTCTTTATTAAACAAAATTAACTTTGGTTCTTCAGTACAGAATACTCCTGATGATCTATTTGTTTTGTTCCAATCGCCAGTGTTCCAATTGCCAGTGTTACGATTGCCAGTGTTACGATTGCCAGTGTTACGATTGCCAGTGTTACGATTGCCAGTGTTATAATCGCCAGTGTTATAATCGCCAGTGTTCCAATCGCCAGTGTTACAATTGCCAGTGTTATAATCGCCAGTGTTCCAATCGCCAGTGTTACAATTGCCAGTGTTATAATCGCCAGTGTTATAATTGCCAGTGTTACAAAAACCACTATTTTTTACTCCGGTGTTAGCCATTTGTATAAATTCTTCTCTCGGTATTTCTCTTACTATTTTTAGTTTATTAGTAACAGATTTATCTCCGTCATCTGAATCAATTACTTCCCCAACTGCTTCGACTTCACAAAATCTACAACTATCATTGTCAAATGGATAGTAATTATTTACTGAGAATAAGTTTCTGCAAAAATGTAGTCCCCAATCACATATTCCTATTTGGCCTTTCACTTCAAATGTTTTGCCTACCTCATATTGGTATCCTCTACAACATAAATTTCCATCAAACCCTTTGTATCCTTTTACTACTTCTTTTTTCTTTCTCACTATATCATCCTCCTATATCGTAGTCTTCTACGCATTGATCACAGCATAAGCCAATAGATCCATTTATCATCCCTTCAGTATCTATTAACTCATATGTAGCTTGTCCACATATTGGACATATTTTTTCTTCTTCCATTAGTACTTACTCGCCCACTTTTCGCAAAATAAGTTATATAAGTCGTTAGTTTTTAGCCAAGTTATAAAGTTATCTATCACTTCATCAATTTTTACTTTCATATCTTCTCTTTTATAGATTTCATGATAAAGATTTATTTCTTCTGGTTCTTTACCTTCTTTATAATTATTAGAGATTAAATATTCAAATTCACTTGCTTCTGGACATAATTCAAAGTACGTAGGATGTTGATATGAATCATAGAAACTTCCAACATCATAGCTTCCTTTATATTTATAATCGTATATCTTTCCTGCTTTAAGACAATCTAGTATTCCATAAAGAACATAATTACCTGTTTTAGTTGTTATATTTTTAGATAGCTTTACTTGATAGCATCCATCTTTTGTAGGTTCATAGTTCTCAGTCATAAATTCTTCAAACTTGAATCCTGTTAATATAGCTTCAGTTGGCTCAAATGGTTCTTTAGAGAGAACTTTTATAAAGTCCTCTAAATTACCATATTCGTTATCTAAACTAATTGCATATTTCCAACTATTCAATAGGCTTGCTGTTATCAGATATTTCTTTTGGTTCATCCTTAACCTCTTCTTTTACAACATACTTTTTTTGTTCAAAGTCCCATTGCATATTTAATTCTTCAATTTTTAATTTAAATTTATGTTTTAATTCTTTTTCAGAAGTTAGAATATGTTTAGTGTTTTTTAATATTTCCATAACTTCATTTACATTTTCAGATGTCATATTTTCAATACTAGGTAATACTTCGCTCATTACTTTTTGATATGCTTTATTTTGTTCTTCAAAGTATTCTAATTCTTTAGCAATATTTTGATTTACTTCTTCAAATATTTTTGTTAAGAAATCATTTGGAATGTTTTCCCCACTTGGTATTTGTCTTATGCCTTTTATTCCATGTGTTCCTTTGGCATAATATCTTTCACAATTATCAAATCCAATTGTTCTTTGACCATTGTACATTTCCATAAATCCGCCAAGATCCATTGGTTGCCATACATTGTCTTTTGTACTACCTTCAACCAAAATTCTTAATTTAGTTGCTTCCCCATCTTTATCTTCTTTTGCATGGAATATAACTACAACATTTTTATTTAAAGTATAGTAAGCATAATCCATAAGTTTTTGAAATTCTTTACCTACAGCACCATATCCCTTAATTGATAGTGTTATGCCATCTTTTTGGCCGTTTTTACTATCTTGCTTAATAACATATGGTTTCATTAAATCTAGTAATTTTCCACCCGTATCAAACACTAATGTTTCATAATCACTTAAATCACTTTTTAAATCAGTTAGCAATTCTTCATAATTTTCTGGTTGGATATAATCTTTTCTATTTCTAGCTTCAACTCTATCGATTCCTCTATCAACATCTATTAACAACGGTTTAGGACTTGATAATGCTAGTGTCGTTTTCCCTATTCCAGGAAAACCCGCCAATAGTAATCTTATTTTCTTTTCTTGCTTTGCTATTTCATTTGGTTTTCTTATCATATTTATTTACCTTCCTTTAAATTTAAACTTTCATCAATATATTTTTGTATTTTTTGTATATTAGTTTTGTTTAATTCAAAAATATAACTATAATTAATGCGATAAAACGAACTAATTTCGCTTCCGGGTTTTGCTTTTTTAATATTTAGTTTTTCAATTAGTTCAGAATCATTTGTTCCAAATTTTTTATCGCCTTTTACTACTGATGATATTAGTCTTCTAAACTCCCTTTTTAATTCATAATTCTTTTTTTCACTTTCATATTTTTCTTCTTCTTTTTTATTGTTTTCATATATTTTTAGTAAATCCATTTTAATTTCCTTCTTTCACTTTCTTAATTATCTTGCTAGTACTAGCTCCACTTTTTACTTTTATAATTTGTTTACCTGTTGCTTTGTCTTCTGGCAATTCTTTTACAAGCCAATGACTTGATTTAAAATCTTCAGCTTCTTTTTTTAATAGTTCAACTTCTGCTTTTAAAATAAGTTTTTCTTTTTCAAGTTTGGCATTCTTCTTTATTTCATCGTTAAGTTGTTTAATTGCTGCACTTTCTCTTTCTAATAATTCAGCAATATATTCTCTATCCCTTTTTGAATCTTCTAAACCTTTTTCAACCTTAGCATTTGCCCTTTCAAGGTTCATTCTGTCATAGTTGAACTCTTGGGTTATAAATTCATAAATACCTTCAATGGTATGTTTCTTTTTGCTTTTAGACCTTTCTTTAAACCAATCCCCCACTGATTTAAATTTATCTTTCATAATAGTCCTTTCTAATTCTAAATAATCCTACTGGCTTATTTGTATACTCACAAATACCTTTACCTATGCATTCTATTGATCCTTCTTTTCGAAGTTCAGTTATTCTTGGTGCTGCAAAGTTTCTTTCGCTAGTTGGAGTGTAACCTCGTTTATTCATTTCTACTGCAATTTCTTTTGCACTCATAGGCTTGTCCATATCAGTAAGTATTTCAATTATTTGTTGATACCTTCTATGCTTATCAACTTTTGCTTCTGATTCTCTTCTAGTCTCATTTGTTGTAAGTTCTATCGGATAATCAAATATTGTCATTTGTTTCATTAGTACCTTCCAACCAGTTGTAATTTAATATTTCTTCATCAATAATTTCCATTTGGTCTGGATAGTCATATCTTTGCCTAAATTTTTTATCCCGTTCTTCAGCTTGAGTCAAAGTAGTAATATTGTTCTTTTTATATTCATACAATATTTTTTCAATGTACTTAACACTACACGCATTTGCTAAAGCAGCTTGCCTAATTGCATATCGAGTAACTTCGTCATTTTTCCAATTCGCAATATATTCTTGTTCAATAGAATTTAGGGTTCTACCAAAAACCTTTTCAACGAACTGAAACAAGTTGCACTCTTTTTCATATATAGAAGTAGTAGAATATATATTATTACATTCTTTACATTCTTGTTTGTTTTCAGTTGTATTACAGTTGTTTTTCATTTGAATTTCGTTTTGTTTTTCATTATCTTGGTATGATTTCCAATTTTTTATTGTAATTAAGGAATTTTTATTACTACTTTGTTTTTCAATTTGATTTTCACTTTCAAACTCATTTAATATACGATGTATTTTCACATAATTTATTTTTAATACATCTGCAATTGATTTACATCCAGTGATAAGTTGACCAGGTTTTAATATAATTTTTTTCCCTCTAAATACAGCTGGCATTTCTTTATGCGTTGCGTTTAGTAAAAGATATATCCATACAGCTAAATGATCACTGTCTTTCATTACAACTGGGTTATTTAATAATTTTCTATGTATTTTTACATATCCTTGATTCACGACATATGGTTCTCCTTTAACTGTTTTGACTTTTTCTATAATTTTTGTTATAATTTTTTTGTTAAATTTTTAATTTAACTCGTTGATTTGTGCTATTTGAACTTCCAATTCAGTAGCACTTTTTTTATTTAAATCATCATTTCTTATTCCAATTAGTATTGTCATAGTAATAACCACTACATAAAAAAATGCTAATGGTATCTTTTCTTTTATTGATTTTTTTAATCCTAACTTTTTCATATAAATTTTACTTGTCCCTTTTTTATTTCTTCTTCTAATTCTTCTTTTGTATAAAAATAATTTTTTCTTTCTTTTTCTGGAATATATTTATTAACTAATTGATAATATATATCATAAAAATATTTCATATTCATTTTTAGTTCTTCTATATTCTCTATATCTCTTTCCAAATTTATTTCCCCTTTCGTCTGCTAGACTTATTTAATTTTATTCGACATAATTTTTAAATTTACTTTTTGGTTGTTGTAGCAACCTTTTTGTTTGATTTACTCCTTTTCATAATTTATAATTAAATTTAGAAAGGAGGTTTTTAAATGAAATTAATTCATGATTGTATTAGAGATGTAATGCTTGATATTGAAGATAATTTAGAATTAAATGATAGTATTACACTTGAAGAAATTCAAAGCAGAAATCCAAAATATAGTAATAACGATATTTACTATACCTTCAAAAAGTTACAAGAAGCAGGTTATTTAGATGTAAGTTTTTATATAAGTGGCTCTGCTGCTGTTGAAAATATGACTTATAGTGGACACTTATTTTTAGACAATATACGAGATAATAAAGTTTGGACAACTACAAAATCTATATTATCTAAATTCACTTCAACATCTATTAATATTGTTGAAACGGTTGCTTCTCAAGTAATTACAAATCTAATAACTACATCTATTGCATCAGCTTCAATTAAGTAAATCTATTGTTAGATTTGCTTTTTTGTTTATTTCAATTTTATCTACTATTAATTTCAACTTAATATCTACTTCTTTTTTTCTTCCGTTTCTAGAAATCTCATATTCTAAAACCGAATCAGTTATATCAATGTCATCTAATAAAAGTTTAATTTTTTCTTCAGTATCAATTAAATACAATCTATGATTTTTCATTCTTATTCTCCTATTCTTTTTGATTCGAAATGTCGTACAAATTAGGCGGCAAGTCATAAATAAAATCAAATTTATTTTGTTCTTTTTTATTGCGATCGCCTCGATTATAACCATATTTTTCATCAAACGAATTATAAGTTCTCATATACTCGTACTCTTTAAATCTGCTTTCCCAAGGCACATTTTCTTCCAAAATGTAAATTTCGAAATTCTCTTTTCCATATTTTTCAAAATCTTCAATCATCAGTTTACTAGAATATTTTTTTCGTTTTAATTCCGAAAAATGAGTTTGTATTCTTTCACTTATTTTAGAAGTTCTACCGATGTAAACTCTTCCGTTTGCTTTACATCGTATAGCATAAATAGAAAAATTCTTTCGATTATACATCATTATCTTTGTCAACCGTTTCGTTCACACTATTAACAAAAAAAATATTTTCAAATTTTTCATTAAATAAGTTTAATATTTTTCTTACTTCGCAAAGATAAAAATCGGTTTTTCCTTTTTCTTTTCTAAAATAGCAATCAATAGATATTCCTAAATGATTAGCCATGTCTTCTAAAGAAAATCCTAATTCATTTCTTTTTCCTTTTAATTTGGGATAGAAATACGATTTCTTTACTTTTTTCAAATTGACACTCCTTTCTTGTAAACCTTTTCGTTTACAATCAAATCTTATCATATCGTTGTGAGCTTGTCAACCAAAAAATTAACATTTTTATTGATTTTTTTATTATTTTAATTTATAATCTAAATAGAAAGGAGATTTTATATGATTGATAATAATGGTAATATTGATGATTTATTTAACGATATTGCAGCAAAAACAATAAAAAAATATAGAATACAAAAAGGCTTGAGTTTAGAAGATGTCGTAAAGAAAATGGGAAACCAAATAACAAGACAATCTTTATATAAATATGAAAACAACCACGCTAGAATGAAAAATTCAATTTTTCTTGACATTTGTAAAGCACTAAATGTTGATGCATCAGAAATTTTTTATGAAATTAATGAAGAGGTGCTTAATATAGCTTCAAAGCAAAGCAAAATGTTAAATGCTCCAATTGATATTCCTTTAGCAAATAAAAAAACTGGAGAAATAACTTATACTAAAGTTTTTGCAAATGAAGATATGATGAATAAATATTTTAATCAAGATAATAAAAACTCTTTTGATGAATTAGAGCTTCTATTTGACAAACATAAAGATATATTAACAGACGATGACAAAGAATATATTAAGTTTATTATAGAAAAAAGAAAAAAAGAAATAGACAAGGAATTAGGTGAATAATAAGTATGCTAGTATAGATACTTAATATAAAGGAAGGTATTAAGTATATGTTAAGAGAATTAATTAAGGGGGATATTACACAAAAAGAAATTTTAAATTATTATAATGCAAATGTAACAATTATAAATCTGCCAGAAGGAATTAATGGATTTGTTTATAATTACAAAAGCATTTATAATATTTTTATTAATAGTGATTTATCTTATTATAAAAGAAAGAAGACACTATTACACGAATTGGCACATATAGAATTAAATCATCAGTGTCAATATAATAAAGATTTATTTGCCTTTCATATAAAACGATATGAAGATGAAGCAGATAGATATGTAGAATTTCTACAAAGTATAGAAAGTGAGGTGTACAAATGAAAGAAGAAAGCAAAATTATGTGTCCAAAATGTGGAAGTGAAAACAAAGAGCTTTATATGACTCATGGTCAAGTAATAGGTCACAGATGGATATGTAAAGATTGTGGAAAGGTATATGAAGATCAAGAAACAATTCAAAGCAGAAAAAAGACTACAAAAATATTACTAAGAATACTTGGAGTGTTAGTAATTATTATTATATTTTTAGCTATTTTACTAAGTTTATAA